GGTCTAGCCCCGCCGCCCGATCTGCAAACTGATCAACTGATGGTGCTACTGTCCGGCCTTCTCGGTTTCGGCGGGATGCGATCCTTTGAGAAGTCCAAGGGAGTCGCTGCGAAGTAGGTCACGATAAGCGTTAATAGCAGATTTCAGGTCTGCGTTTAGCGCTTCAACCTCTGCGTTTAGCAGGTGCATACGCTCAGTTGCTTCCTTGGCAAACTGCACAAGGTTTTGGTACTGCCACGTTTCAAAATTAGCCATGCGATTCCTCAAGAAGTTCAATGCTTTTCTGTAGAAAATTTTCCCTCGGTAAATTTCTGAGGAAATATACCGGGTCGGATTCGTTGCGGTATTGATGCGGACGATCTGGGCCTTGTATCGCGGTGTACGCCCACAATTCTCCTTTTGAAGTTGTCACCATTCGTCTATCAATTACGCCTTTTTCGTACATCCGGCTTAACTGACCAATCAACGTTCTGCGGTTTAGCTGTGGGAACGGCATTTCTGGCATCGTACACTCGCCGTGTTCCATTAAGAATTCAATCACTTCGTTGCTCATCTAATGACCTTCTCAATCAAGTTGCGTGCCAACGGGGTCTGCCCAAGAAGCCAGCCCTGAACCCGGCCCATGTCCCAAGTAATAACGCGGAACTGGTTGGGTTTTTGGTAGCCGGTGCTGATCTGGGACTTGTCCCAATCCCGAACGACTTTTCCGTTGATAATCAAAACAATGCCTCCGGTACTTTAGATATATCCAACTTTGGTTTGCGCGGGCGCTTCTGCACAATGTGAGCATATGGCGGCATATGCCAAACCCACCGCACAACGCGCCCTTCGTCGTCAAGGATGCCGTATTTCACGTGTTTTTCTCCCGCAGCATCTTGTCAATTTCTTCGGTCAGATCAACGAACCAGTCAATCTCTGGTTCTCCGTAATCCTTCCACAATTTACCCCATTCTTCGTCGTTCAAGCTTTCCCACGGCAGCGGCTTTCGTTCCAGATTCATTTTTAAATCCACTTGGTCTTGATTTGGTAAAACAGGTGGCGCACTTCCAACGGAAATGCCCGCCTTTGGCTGTTGGTACTTTGACAGTGCCAAGGTTTACTCGGCACTGTTGGCAAATTGTCATCAGTCTCTAGCGGGGCAATCCCGTCCTTGGTTACAGTGACCATTGCAAGGCGGGCAACTGGTCTTTAACGCAGCGTCCCACCCGGCGTTCCACGATTCCCACATATGGGCTTCCAACGGGTTGTAACTACCCGCAGGGCTGTTCTTGGCGTAGACATTTGCCCACCAGTCTCGCCACAGTTTGTTCTTGTCGTTCACAGTCTGGCCCTCAAAACAATTTCCAAATCACCAATCGTAATGCTGCGTGGACGGCCTTTGAAGATCGCATCTTCAACCCACTGGCGACGCCACAGGCATTTGAACTCAGGCTTGGCGCGAGAGTTCATCAACTCATCTGTTGAATACGTCAGGCCACCCAACCCAACCCATTCATGCGGTCGGATGTAGTGAGGCACGATAATCTGGTCAGTGTTGGGGATGCGGAACACTGGCTCTAGTTCGTAGTCAGTGTTGCGTTGTCCAAGTTCAGTCACGCTGAAGTTGACCTTGTATCTTGGGTTCTGTCTTTTTGTCATCTCTGCTCTCCGATTTTGTTTTTGGCATCTTCAAATCCGTACCCAACAATGACTCGATGCCCGCAGCCCTGTAGGTATTCGATCCAATCTTTCTGTTCTGGTCGTACTACACCTCCTTTCTGACGTTTCATCTCAATCCACAATCCCCAGGCGGGCACAAACAGGTCAGGAACACCGGCGCTTACGCCTTCAACTTTGAGCCTTGCCGCCACGCTGATGCTGCGCTTCTCGCCGTTTGGGATGGCAAAAATACGAACATCTGGGTAGGTCTGTCGGAACCAACGCACCACCTCGCGTTGCTCTTCGTGTTCGGTTGGCATTACCATTTTCGCTTCACCACTCGAAAGAATTTTCCATCGCGTTTGTACTCAATGGATACTGGGGGAAACCCTTGGTTCATCTGTGCCGCCACATAATCAATCGCGTCCGAGTCGGTAACTTTGTTGATCTGGTTCAGCACTGACTGCGCTTTGTTGGCGATGTAGTACAACGTACCCAACGCCTTCTCACCGGCAAACCCGGCGTGCAGCAACGGCAGATACTCAGTAATTGGTTGGTCGCTCAAGCCACCGTAGTACGTCACAGACACCATTAACTTCCCGCTAGCCTGGCTAACGTGACGCCGCCACGACCATTCGCTGACCGCCATTTCGGTCCCTTGGTCGCCCATAATGTCGTCATGCTGTAGCTTTAGTTTCTTAGCCTCAACAGCGGGAAAATCCGTCCCGCAAGCGGGGCATACGCGTACCGCCAAGGCACAGATCTCATTGCAGTTGCTGCAAACTTTGATTGGCGCAACACCGTCACCTGTGCCACCTTTTCTGGGTGGCTGGACGTTAGTGATTGGCCCATGCGTTGCCACCACCTTGGCAAAGTCCAGCACCATGCAATGATCGGTATGGCTCTTTGGGCGCATCCCTCGGCCTGCCATCTGAAGATACAGACCAGGCGACATCGTAGGGCGCAACATGGCGATCAGGTCAATGTCTGGGTAGTCAAACCCCGTGGTCAGCACGTTGGCGTTCGTCAGCGCCCGAATTTTGCCGGCCTTGAAATCATTGATGATTGCTTCGCGTTCTTTCTTAGGCGTGTAGCCGGTCACGCACTTGGCCGGCACACCCCAATAGTTGAGGATCTCGCAGACGTTTTCGGCGTGGGACACGCCTGTGCAGAAGAACAACCAGTGTTGCCGATCTTCGGCCAGCGCTATCACCTCGCTGACCACTCGCACATTCTGGTCTTTAGTGTTGACCGCCTTCTGCAACTCGCCTTCCACAAACTCACCACCGCGCTTGGCAACGCCAGTCGTATCCAGTTTGGTGGTCGTTACCTTAGAACGCAGCGGGGCAAGATGCTTTTTGAAGATCAACTCTTCAACCGTCACCGGCTCAATCAAAGCGTTAAAAATCGCCGGCTCATCCGTAATCATCCCGTGGCCCAAACGGTATGGCGTGGCGGTCAGGCCCACGACCCGAAGGTGCGGGTTGATACGCTTGAGTTGACCCAACAAGTTGCGGTAGCCTCCCGCATCCTTATGGTTTACTAGGTGGCACTCATCAATGATCACAAGATCAATGTGATCAATTTGCGCTGCCTTGTTGCGCACTGACTGTATTCCGGCAAACGTAATGGGCTGGTGCAACTCACGCCGGCCTATGCCAGCGCTGTAGATCCCAAGCGGTGCGTCCGGCCAATGTGTGTACATCTTCTCGGCGTTCTGCTCGATCAGTTCCTTTACATGAGTCAACATCAAAACCCGCGTTTCCGGCCACTTAGTGATTGCATCCTTGCAAAGCGCAGCAACAATGTGGCTTTTGCCTGAGCCGGTTGGCAACACCAGGCAGGGGTTGCCTTCGTAGCCAGCCAAAAACCAGTTGTACAGGTCATCTATGGCGCGTTGCTGGTAGTCACGCAGGATCATAATTTCCCCCACTGCGCGGCCATTGCTTCAGCGATACCTTGATAAGTTGCTGATCTAATTTTCCAACGATCTTTACTTGGTGGCAGTTTGTTTTGCCCACTGGCGGTCTGGTTAGCCCTACGAGTTTTGGCATCACCTGGTAGCATTTCTGTTGGGGTAAGCAATGGCAAATTCTTCAGCCACAAACAAGTTTTCTTACTAGCGTCATGCCCGAACCACCAAGGCTGGACGATCTGTTCTGGTTTACGAATGCGGGTTGAAATAACGCTCACCGGGTTTTCAATAGCTATTTTTTCGATTGGCGCGTTCATCAGTTGACGTACGAAGTCCAGCGCGTTCTGGGTAAGATGCGGGTCACGCAGACCACGCGTTGTCCAGTGCATTCCTGATACAGACAAATAAGTACAGGGAGGGTGGGCGATCATCAGGTCCCACCCATCGTTCAATATGTCCGTAACGTCGCCCTGATAGTGCGGCCCTGCCACGTCTGTTGGAAGCAGGTCGCACGACATCGCTTCGTGTCCGGCTCTTATAAATGCGTCGCGTACAGTCCCGCTGTATTCGCAAGCAATAAGAACTTTCATCCCGTCACCCGCCCATCAAACGTCTTACGAAACTCAATCATGCCTTCGTCAGCCTCAGCGCAGGCTTCGGCATTAGCCACCAACTCCTTGGACCCAAACACGCCGTCACCTGGCTCACCGTTCACAACGTCTTTGCCTTTAATGACGTAGATCGTCTGCCATTGGTCTCCGGCTTCTTTGCGCTGCCACGGGACCATATCGGGATGCAGGACATGGCTACCGCAACCCTCGTGCTGCCACTCAACGGGGATCTCATTACCGGCGTGGCGTTCGCAGATCCACTTAGAATCTTCCGTTGCAGTGCTATGGGCGCAGGTGCGGCAGTTGACTTCTTTAGTCAGTCGGTCGCCGTGGCAGAACTCATGCGCGGGACACCACTTGCACTGATACCAGCTAGGGTCAACGCTCAGTGGCTCTGGCATCCGGTCTGACAATGCAATCCGCTTACCACGGGCGATTGCGTTCTCGGCAACGCCTTTGTCGTACTCAACTCGCTCTGTGTAGATGCGGTCGTCATCCTTGCAGACAGCAACATACAGAGCGCGATCAATACCAGTGCCATGCATATAAGACTGCATTTGCACAAAGTGATCAAACTTGGCGCGCTCCACGCCCTTGTCTTCAACCTGCTCGAAGCTCTTCTTGTTGTGTGTCTTGTATTCACAAACGTGTTTCTTTGATGGCGCTCCCGGCACCCCAGAGATTGCGATGTCATCTATGCTCCCGCTAATGTGGCAACCAAAGTCCACGCGCTCTTGCGCTACCCCTGGCTTGAACTGGACACCGATTGCTTGTAGATCGGCTTTGATCGTGGCTTCTTCGTTCTGACCACGGCGAAACATTCGCAGCACCCGGCCTTCAAACTGCGAAACCACCGCCCACCGGAACGACAGCCACAACCAGCGATCACAACTGTGACCAAGCTGGCTGGCACCCAAGTGGCCCCTAGGCTTATCCGTCTTTGACGTATGGTATTGGTCAATCTGTTCGGCGATGCTATATTGAGCGTCAGGAATTTTCACGTGCTGTTCTCCTCTCCTCGGTATATTTGCCCCGGCGCAATGCCGGGGCATTTTTTTGCCTGTTACTTCTTGATCCAAGGCGGCGAAGCCTTGGCGTTGGTTGATGCAACTACGGGTTTCGGGGCTGGCGCAGACCCGCCGTTCAGACCACGGAACGCCTTCACTTCATTGCTGTTGCCGTACTGCTCAGAGATCCGAATGTCCAACTTGATCGACAGGTTGCCGCCGATCATCTGGTCCGTATCCTTCAACGAGGTTAGGCCAATCGCCCGCATGATCTCGCCCAACTGCTGCCTGCCAATCTCCTCGGCCTTCGGGTTTGGGTTACGCACGTTCAAGTTGCCAAACACCACGCGCCCCTGATGGGTTGGGCCGTTGATGTCGTAGCGCACCTTGATGTATTTGCCAGTACCCATCTTCGTCGCCATGATTTCAGCGTTGCTAATCGTTGCGTCGTACCAGCCAGCAGGCAGCGGCTCAAAATTGCGATCCGATACGGGGAGCGCGGCAACGTCAAAAGTTTCATCTAACAGCATTTCAATCTTTCCTTGTGATTGTGAACGAGGGACGCCCAGCCTTGGCGGTGATCGCCTTGGACAAAGGTTTGGTAAT